GCAGCCCAGGAAAGCCTCGCCCAGGATCCCGCATATGTTGGGGCGAACACGTTCGACAAGCGCGACATGATCGCAGCTCATGTGAAGGCCGCTGTTTCCGGGGACGGATCTCTTGACGGTGATTTCATTGTCGCCCCATACGTCTCCAAGGGGACCGGGCGTGTCGAAGAGATCGTCATCAGAGAGTTGATGATGTGCGAAAACTGCAACGGCATGATCGTGGCGGCACTCTAAGCCGTGGGAATATTCGCCAACCAACTCAAAGCGTCTCCCCCCGCACCGGCTACGGTACGAAATACCAAGCTGGCGCAGATCCTGAGCGATAGCAAAAGTAGGTATCACATATCACCAGAAGTCAAGCGCATCTGTGATATGCCTCTGAAATGCGAGGTCTCCGAAGACTTGATACAGGCATTATCAGAGAACTATCTCCAGCCTGAAATCCGGGCACAAGGGATCGCCTTACGGCCCTCCCAAGCAGATGGTCTGATCCAGTTTGCTGCAGCTGATGGATTGTTCGCGCCTATCGGTGCGGGGGGAGGCAAAACTCTCCTCTCGCTTCTCCTGGCCCACATCGGGCACGCGGAGATGGGACTCAAGAAGATCATGCTTTTGGTACCTGCGCAACTGGTTGGCAAGTTGCTGGATCATGAGCTGTCTTACTACCGCAAGTGGATCAATCTATCGTTTTCCGTGCATTGCCTCGCTGGCCGGCCGAAGTCCAGGCGCCTACACATCGCCCGATCGAACCGCCCCGGGCTTTACATCTACAGCTACTCCATGTTGTCTTGCCCTGACGCTGAAGATGTGTTGAGTCTCGTAGCCCCGGAAATGATCATCGCTGATGAGGCCCATTGCATCGCAGGCCAATCCGCCCGAGCCGATCGGTTTTCCCGGTACATGGATTTTGCCCAACCGATCTTTGTTCCGATGTCTGGTACCATGACCAGCAAAAGGATTTCAGATTACGCTAATCTGGCTCGGGCAGCATTGAAAACCAACAACTTCCTGCCGACCAGTAACATGCTTACGAACGACTGGGGTGCTGTTCTCGATGCTGATACCAATTACATGGATAGGGTGCCCGCTGGAGTCTCTGGGGGGCTGGATTACGTGTACGGATGGGCCTTGAACTCAGCTCCAGCCAACACGATCACCTACCCTGCTATCACGGCATCCGGACTCAGGCAGGCGTACTGCTACCGCATGGCCACGACGCCAGGAGTATCGGTCAGTAGTGTCTTGGATTGTGAAGCGTCCCTGCTGATCCACAACAAGCCAACCACCATGCCTGAAGAAGATCCAGCTATCGTGCAGCTCAAGAAGCACATGGATGTTGTCGACGAGTTGATGATAGCTCCTAATGGAGATGAGATCTCCCACGCGTTCCATACATTCAAGTGGCAGTCAGAGCTTACTGTGGGGTTCTACAACGAGCTGTACTGGCCTACCGTAGGCATCGTGGCTAAGAAAGCCGAGATCTCCGACCACGATGCCTTAGACCTACTGTCGAGGTCTCAGATGCACTTTGAGGCGCACCAGCAGTACAACCGGGATCTCCGAAAGTGGATAGGCTACAACGCGAAAAAAGGCTTGGATACCCCGATGCTTATAGGCAACAGCATGTACAATCACGGGGCTGAGGCTGTTGGGGAACCTCTGTACGCCAGTTGGTCACACATGAAGTCCCTGGATTTTGACGGACGTATCGAGCGCATCTCGCGTGCCGTCCGTGTCTGCGACTTCAAGATCAAAGCTGCAGCATCGTTTGCAAAGGAGTACCGAAAAGAGTTCCAGAAGGGCATGCTGTTTTGGTATAATCACCAGGAGATCGGGCGTTGGCTGTTTGAGGTATTCAGTGCTGAAGGTTTGGACCCCCTGCTGTGTGAGGCTGGTGACGCTGCAGCGAAGATCTTCCTCGATGAAGAAGCCTGCAAAGGTCGAATCATCTTGGCAACATACAACAGCCACGGTACCGGCCGGAACCTGCAGTTCTTTGATACCCAGTATTTCGTAGAGTGGCCACGTCCCGCCAAGACAGCGGAGCAGGTCATTGCCCGAGAGCACCGGCTGGGCCAGAAGTCAGACGAAGTGACCTGCATCACAAACATGTCCACCGACTTCGATTATATGTGCTTCGCAGCGACCCTTAACGATGCCCTGTACATTCACCAGTCGAACGGTACACCTCAACGGTTGATCCTGGCTGCCTACGAACCACGGCCCCGTATCTTTCCGCCCCACGTCCTCAGGGAGCGTGGATTCACTCTGGTCTACGACCTCAACAACGACCTCTTGCACAAACTTGAAGCGATGGGGGTTGACCATGTCTGATCTTATCGCACTCGGGTTCTGCCCTGTAACACTCCCAGATAGCGTGGACCCGGGATTTCAACCGGTTGATGTGGTATGGAGAATCGCCATACCACGCGCCCCAACCCCTACCAGGCAGTCCAACTCAGGATTCGTTTAGCTGTTAACTTCTGGGAGATGTAATCAACCCCCCGGGCTACCCACTTTTTAGCCCGGGAGGGGTTCGATGTAAAGTAAGGTTGTTGTGAATCAAGAGTCAATCGCAGGAACGGGAAACCAAGAAATCAGGAGAGAAAGATGTCAGTCAAAGTAACAACGGTAGCCGGACTGTTTAATGGCATGAGGGACGCCAAGGTCACCCAGAAGGCCAAGTACATGTCTGGGAACGTCGCATGCATGGTGACGTCCGTGGATGTCATCAATACACGCATCAACGAAACGGCTCTGATTTTCAGATGCCTTGTGATCCTGCCGTACGAAGACGACAAGGGAGCCCCTTTCGGCCAAGCCGGGTACTCTGGCCTGAACCCCGGGGACGAGACCAGTATCTACATCAAGATCAGTGGAAGTGAGTACTTCCTAGCTGACATGAAGCGCGTACTGATGGCACTGTTCCCCGAAGCTTCGGGCGAAGAGTTGGACGAGTCCGACGCGTACTTGGCTGCTGGCTATACTGAAGACGGCACGGCCTTGACAGGCAACCAGCCATGCTTCGGGCGCACGTTCCGCTACTACCAACGAGGGTACACAAACAAGGCAGGAGAAACCAAGTTCGCTCACGAATACGAGCCGACCGTCCCGGTACCCGAACTCCTGCTGTCGCTTCCGGCCAACTGGGCCGAACGGATTCTGAGGAATGAGAACGTCGTAGCTGCTGCTGCCTCCAACTAGCCGCCACTGCCCCCTTAGCGACCTTTCGCCGGGACTCACCGCTAAGGGGGCAACCTTTTCCAGGAAGGTAAGGTAAAATGTCAGAGACAGTAAACAACTTAGTTGGGATGGATACAGAGACGTTCCTGATAGGTCAGGAAGCACCGTTCCCGAGGCCAGTCTGTGTTCAGTTCTCAGATTTCGATAAGGGTCAGGTTGACCCCGGGACCGTATCAGTTCTCGATGGGATGGAATCGATTTTCGAGATCACTGCAGATTCAGGCGAGAACAACATTGTCACAGTGTGGCACAACGCGAGCTACGACTTGCAGGTCATGTGCCAGCACCGACCGGACCTGCTACCCAAGATGATCGAGATGGTTCGATCTGGACACGCCAAGTGTACTTTGATCCGCGAGCAGATGCTGAACCTGGCACAGTATGGCCATCCTAGCATGATCGAGATCAACGGAGTGTTCAAGCAGATCAGCAACGCCCTTGTAGAGTGCGTTCGTCGGTATTTCGGTGTCGACCTGTCTGCATCGAAAGCGGATGACTCTTGGCGCATGAATTACGCATCTCTGATCAATGTGCCGTTAGCGCAGTGGCCACCCGAGGCTGTCGAGTACGCGGCAGACGATCCGGTGTGGGCTGCCAAGCTGTACATGGCCCAGGAGAAGCGCCGGGAAGAATTCATCGATCGCGTCGGCGTGGATCCCCTGAAGCAGGAGACCTTCCGTACCGAGAAGTCTTTCCTACTCACGTTCCTGACACAGGTAGGCTACGACGTGGATCCGATACGGTTCTGGGAGATTGAGCAAGGGATCCTGGATAACTTCAACGAGACACTATTCCCCCTGCTCACAGAGGCGACCATCTATCGCCCGAAGACACCTCCCCAACCGTTCGCCAACGGCGCTAAGGACCACACTGAAGACTGCTTCGCCAACAACAAGAGTCCTCAGTACGACAAGAAGCGTGCAACTGGGAAGAACAAAGAAACGTGCGACTGCCCTCCGAAGATGACGGGAGGCAAAAAGGCCGGCATACAAACCAAGATATTGCAGGCCTACGTGTGGGAGCTGTGTCGGGGATCGGATGATTTCCAAATCTCGTTCACTAAGTCTGCAAACCATGCCGATGTTGGGCACTTCTCGAAACACCAATGGGCATCGGATCCATTAGTTACCACAAGGCTGATGACCTTTGTTGCTGTTAACAAGGAATTCCTTGAGGCACATAAGCAGCTTGACCCTATCGTACTGGAATATGCCGACTACCAAGAGTACTCCAAGCTAGTATCAAGCTACCTCCCCAGCCTCCGAGAAGCCAGCGAAAATGGGTACCCTGTTAGGTCTCAATACAGCGTCGTAAAGAGTACCGGGCGCACGTCAGCTAGAGACGCTAGCAAGGGCAAAACCAAAGAGAAGTTCTACTGCTCTTGGAACAGCCAACAGGTTGACCCTCGTGTCCGCACAATCTGCATTGCTCCGAAGGACATCGGGTTCACCGAAATTGGCAACCGCTACGAGTGCCCGGGGATGGATTGGGTCATGGCATCCATTGATTATTCCGCGATGGAGCTTGGCACCTGGAGCCAACGGTGTATCGATCTGCTGGGGTTCAGTGATTGCGCTACCATGATCCTAAACCAGGGCAAGGACGCGCACATGTACCTGGCTGGGGCTCTGGCAACGCAATTCGATCCGGACTTCGCTGCAGCCTACGCAGGGGATAGTCTGATGGCTACCTACGAGTTCCTGGAAGCTATCAAGAAAGACACATCTTTTTGCGATCTCCCATTGTTCATCGAAACCTGGAAAGACGCAGGAAGATCATCAAAACCGACGTGGAAGGATTTCTGCAAGCACTACCGCACGTTCGCCAAGCCTGTCGGTTTGGGCTATCCCGGGGGTCTTGGTGTCCGCACCCTCTGCACCATGGCCGCTGCAACGTACCACTTCAAGGTAACGGAAGCGGAATCAAAGCAGGCGCGTGAAATCTGGAAGAGCACTTACCGGGAAGCCCAGGCAGCGTTGACCTATGTCAACAACGAACTTGTCGATCCCTCCCGCGACATCATGTGGAAAGAGGATCCACGGACGGGCAATAGGAAGCGCGAAGTGCGTTACGCTTACACGACCGCCGGCGGATTGTACCGTAGCAACTGCACGTACACTGCAGCGGCAAACGGGTGCTTCCTCCAGGCTCCTGGCGCCGAAGGGGCGTTGGCCGGCATGGCGAATACGATTCGGGAAGCGTATTCCGGTAGTGGGATACTCGGTCCGGACAGCTATGGACTGCAGACAGTCCCCATCAACTTTGTCCATGATGAGGGTATCTTCTTGCTACGGAGAGATGGTAACGAATCAAAGCGGGCGTTTGAACTTGCCGATTTGATGGTTGCAGGTATGAAGACCGCCACCCCGGATGTAACTGCAGGAGCCGAGCCTGTGTTGATGTTCAGATGGGACAAGAAAGCTGAAGCAGAGTACGATTCGGACGGGGTTCTGATCCCGTGGGACGAAGACGATAGGCCAGAAAGGGAAATGATATGATTATGGGCGAAGTAACAGCAAAAGCGGCACGCAGAGGCAAGTACGGGGAATTCGCAAAGAGGTTAATCAATCTGCATATCGGCAGTGAGTTTTCGGTCTTCGAAGACGGAACCCCTGCCAACCTCCTCCGCACCCGACTGTGGTCCGCGATGCGCACCAACGAGGATGTTCAATCGTACCTGGACTCGACCGGGCGCCTGTTGAAATTCCGGACCGAAGGCGGCACCATGGTTTTCGTGAGCGTTGAAAACCAGAAATCAGAAGTCGTATAATCGGCTCCCCTGGCATACTCAAAAACAAGGAAAGCGACAACATGTTGAAACTGACAAAGAAGCAGGTTAACGCGGTAGTAACCGCAGCATCGGCAGTCTTGACTCGCAAGATTGATGAGGAGCTCAAGAACGTACTATTCGTTCCGAGTGGTGTCGATCATTTGGAGGCGATGTCGACCAACGGTACCGAGACGATTGGGATCCAGATCGACGCCGCTTTGGAAGAATCAATCACGGTACCTCTCAACGCCCTGACCTCCTACAAAGCAGCCAAGCCGGAGGAAGACTTCTACGCTTACTTCGACGGCAACTGCGTGTACTGCGGTCCGGAGTCTGACATGGCCGAGTATCCGGAAGCATCATCCGACGCAACCAAGCCTGCAGGGATCAATCTTTTTGATTTCAACGTAAAGACATTCCTGTCCACGGTTCGGGGACTTGACTGGGGAATCCCGAAAAAGGATCCGATGCTGTACTTCAGCGATCAAGGTGTATACGTCGGGAGCGGCCTGAATCTGGTATGGGGTTACGTCGCTGGGTTACCGGAAAGCATACCTTTCGGCAATGTCCCCTTGACCCGAGTACTTCTCAAGAAGATGCCTACGAGGGGATCTGGCAAGATCGGGTATGGCCCCGGGGGCGATATTTTGTACCTGGAGGTGGGCAAATACTGGTACAGTGTCAAATTTGCCATCATCGACAAGACAGACATCATTGAAACTTTGGCTTTGTATGTCCCTGGGTACAAAACCACTCTTGTATTCACAGATCCCCAGAAACAGGCCCAGGAGCTTCGTGAGGTCTTGGCCGCATTCCCGGCCGGATCTTCCGACCACGCAGCGCTCAGCGCCGGAAAACGGGCCAGTATGGTAACTGTGTTGCTGGAGGGCAGACCAGTGGGGTTTCCCTTGGACGTCTTGACCGAAGGTGAGTCCTACACACGCCCAGTCGTATCACTGACACTCATAGTGAATGCTTTGGACGCTGGTCTCACTGAGCTGTGTTTCGGAAATGACCCGTCTCAACCTCTTGTATTCTCACATGCCGATACCGCATGTGTCATCATGCCCATTACCCCAGGGACATACTCACCCGAGGACAAGATTCTCGTTGGAGGTGCGTGACATGGAATTCGCAGGAGCAGATCCTGATTTAAGGACTGTCTCGATCGCCTACGTGGATCGCAACGGGAAGATGGTAGGGTTCTTTCTCTACCGGTACCCGTCGAAGGCAAAGGGTGTCCCAAGGGACGAACTGCTGAACTGGGGGGTACACACGGCCACTTTCTGCCGACACCCGGCGATGTTGGCTTTCGTAGAGTATCCCCAGATCACACCCAAGACGCCCAACCGTCAAAGCCTGGTAGAGCTGTCTGTCATCGCAGGCGCTCTGGCTGGGAACTTGGATGCCAGGTTGGCTCTGCCTATGCAGTGGAAAGGCTCGATCCCGAAGCACATCCACCAGGGACGGGTGTACGCCACCCAAGGATGGGACTTCAAGCAGGTAAAGGGTAAGAGTGAGAAATACTCATACCCGATCGGGGAAGCGTATCGGCAGCACCTGAACAGCTGCTGGACTATCATTGACGGAGATCTCATCGAAGCTGGAGTCGAAAAGAGTCTCCCAAATTCCGTTTGGAAGGATCTGGGAGACTCGTTAGGCTTGGCCGTTCACGCGCAATGTGTGTATGAGGTCGAGACTACGGAGCGTCTTCCAGGTCACCTGATATATCCCACTCGTCAGTAGCAACTTTCCGAAGCGTTACCGTCGAATACTGCGCCCTGACTTTCAGAGTCTCCGGGGTATTCACGGTAACGCCGGAGCCGGCCGCCACAGTTACCTGCCCCACCCCTACCTGGATGACCGGGATCTCCGCGCCAACAGCAAACACCAAGCTGGAATCCGGGGGTACTGTAACCGTGATAGCGCTGGCATTCGATGCGCGCACATACGAGTACTCATCAGTCAGAGCCAGGGTGTAAGTTGTCCCTGTCTGGTCGTTGACAGTCCTGTTGTGGGGGTTGGCCCAAGTGCCATCGGCTCGCAGGAAGTGGTACGACGCGCCGGTCAGCTTGCGAAGCAGGCCATGCACGGAGGTCGACGCATCCAGATCCGTGTTGTCATCAGGTGCAGCCAGATCGTCGAGTTTTGAACTGGCAGCCACGTTTACCCAAGAAGAGCCGTTCGACACCATCAGGGCCGGGGGTGAGGACTGCACCACCACAAGGCAGTGTTCGAACGACGCGGCTGCCGGCAACGCACCTACCGTTGCTACCCGATAGATCGGAAATGCGCCGCCTACCAATAGGCCGAAGTTGGTGTTGACTTCGACTTCCCAGTTATTGAGACCTGAGAGAATTTCATCAAGTGTTGGACGTGCCACAGTTCGTACCCCTTATAGCTTCTCGAAAGAACTCTCGTCGTATTCGCTTTCAAGCCCGTTCAAAGTGTTGACCAAGCGGATGAGGATTTCAGAAGGCTCCGACCCGAAATCAGATACCATATTGCCGTTGGAATATGTGTAGCTGTTGTCGTCCAGGGAACTCACGGTCCTCTTCAGTGTGGTGCCGGTAGAGTCATAGATTCTCAAGGTAAACGTACCTTCAGGCAGTACAGGCTGTATCGCGGTACCGGCAGCTTGGAACCCGGCGCCGGAAGCTTTTTCAGAGGCGTTCCGAAATGACCACTTCAGATCGAGATCATTCCCTGCGTCCCAGCTGAGTAGGTTGTCAGACGAATTCAGGTTCTCGGGGGACATTGGTCGGTATCCGCTCCCCTGCATCGCTAGAGATGCTGTCGTGGCCACAGACTCATTTATCGCATCGTTCCAGGTTTGCGGAATCGTTTTGATGGAGACCGTGTTTCCTGCTGCTAAGAAATCCCCTACGTACGGTACCAGGTACTTCTGATCGAAGATGAACACGTTTGACCCGGCCGCGTGCTCGACCTTTCTGGATCCAAACCTACCTCTGATTATCCCTTCCAATTGATAGGTAGTACTCGACAGGATAACTATGTTTCTCAAGAACATGAATTCCCTATCGATCACACATAGCTGGTACCCGTTGCGCCATCCGGCTTCCGCTCCGGTGTAGTTGTCGACTTCATCCAGGTCGTCTCCAACCAGGGTGACCTCTGGGCCTTCCTCCTGTAGACTAAGCGCCGTGTCGCCTCCCATGGAGCTGTTCAACGTGCCTCCAAGGGAAATCATGCTGTTTGCCCCTAGATCATCATATGTCACTGAATCTAGGGAAAGGAGGATCGATGCCTCCGAGATTACTTTGGAGTCACGCACCCTGAATAGGTACGCTGCAAGGGTGTCAGGGCTTTGGTACCGGTTAGATTCAAGGAACGCGATAGCCGGATCAGGCTCAGCGACATCTAGGTCAAAACCTCCAGCGCCTATGGTATCAGGCAACCGTGAATTAAGACCATAGATATCCTGAATCGACGCAAGTTCAGCGTACCCCTCGTCAGGCTTCATGATGACACTCGTCAAGATGTACAATGGTACAGTTCCCTCGATCCGGAACCGCTGACCGGGATACATCAACAGTGCCTCTCTGGAGGCTTTGAACTTCTGAGCAGACCCCCTACCGGAATCCTCCTGACTGCGTCTCTCAGATACGATCAGGGCAGTGTTCCAGTCACCTATGGTCGCCATCTGGACCTTTGCATCCTTTGGACTCTCCGAGTCGTCCAAAATACCTTCTGATCCCCACACTACGGTCGTTTCTTTGAAGTTACGGTCCATGTCCGTAAACGTGTAGACAGTCCTTTCACAAGAATTTACGTAGTGGGATGTGATTGTCTCTGGTTCCCCAAACTCCAGTAGCCCGTAGGGAATGTCCGGAAAGGATTCCGACGATTCCCTGATCAAACTGAACTCAATAAGTCCAGTACTCGGGTTCCTACCCTTCAGGATCCCAAAATCCTGCATGAGAGCGGCAACGCTAGCTTTCCAAGACTCCCCATTTTGAAGCATCAAGTGACATGGAGTACCCTCAGCATCTACCGCTACCCCCACTGACGCCAGGCTATCGAGATCGAAGTGCCCTGTCGGTAGCTGCATCCCCCTCGGACTTGCAGAAAACAATATTTCCCGTAGGAGCGACGCCGGATTGTAACCTTCCCCATTAGCCGTCATCCAGTCGTCGATGCCTGGTATAAGAGTCTCTGTAGGTTTGACTGTGATCTCGTAATCAATAGTAGGCCAAATAGGGGAATACCCTAGACGCCTCTTAATCCACACACCATAGCACACACCCCGCCATGCGGAGCTTATGTTGTAGTCGCTAGCTACGGTCGCTCTTTCCTGAACACTGGCTTTAGCCGATTTAAACGCCGGTATGCCTCCCCAAAACAATTCCTGAAATGATAACTGAGATGATATTAGTTGTTGATAATCGGTATTCGATATATGAGATACTCTCAACTCTGATGGTATATCTTGTGTGAGCGTTCCCCAGTATAAGTGAAAAGTCCCCCCTTTACCTAGATCTATGACGGCTTTGTCAGGATTGCTATCCCTTGTTACTTCCCCCTCCCAGATTACTTCCCCATTTGCCCATATCTTCGTTAGGGAATACGCAGGCCCGACACACAGGAAGTGGAGGGCATTCTCGTTATAGATGGTAACCTTGGAACTTTTCTTGCTACCACCTTTCTTCCCTCCACTGCCAGACTTTTCTTTCGTTATCACCCTATCCCCTACCCACCCTATGATAGCCCCGATCCTCTTTTTTCCCTTCAAAATTGGGATCATATTCCCGCGTGTGGAAGATGTCGTTGCCTTATCGTCGTTGAGCGTTGGCTCTTTTTGGTCCTTCCTGAGAAGCATCCCAGCCATGAGAGACAAGGCTTGAATGACAATGAAAGTTATTACCTTACCGATAAACATTACCAGTTATCCTTCCCCATAGGGCGTAACACTTGCTTGAACGAGTAGACCCCGTACTCCATGAAAGAGCACCCAGCCTTCACCACACTGAAAGTCGTAGCGTGATACATCGTCCCAGGAACCGCCCCTACAACCATTCCATGCCCGAGGGTTCCCAATAGCGGACCACAGCACACCAGATCCCCTGGTTCCACACCATACGATCCGTCAGCATTCGCCTCGATCTCAGTACTGGGGTAATGCTTCAAGAGCAAGTCGTAGATTCCCTTTGACTGTTTGTGGTCGGTCAAACAACAATCTTGAGCTATCAGGGGGAACTTTATGTAGGGTTGCTGGAACATGTCATCCATCACCCCGGTAACAAATCGTATGCAGTCTACCCCTACACCTTTGACTTGTTGCCCGAGGCCATAAGGTGTGTTGTTCCAACCATCCAACACCGATTTAAGACGATTGACATAACTGGCTTCTACTTCCGGCCAGCGGAAATCCATCGACCTCATTGATCGTTTCAGCGGCGTACGCATCATATGGTCTCCGATAGCGGGGAATACGGAACCATCTTGTATCCACACCCCAAGAAGTTGATCTCGTTGTTGTAGGCTAGGCAGGATTCCCAAGATTTATCACACCCTTGAATAAGCGTGACTTCTTGCCCTGCCATAGCCGCAGGAGGGGGCTGCACTAGAGTTAAGACACTTCCGGATTCCCACTTTTTGATCGTGAAATTCATACCGGCATACCGAAGTTTTCCCCTCCCGTATTGGTCGTCACTTGTTACGTGGGGTCGCGAGATGGTTACTTTGTTACCAGCGACCACTGAGCAAGTAACTGTTTCTTCCAAAAGAATCATCCGACACCCAATATCACCAAACACTCTCATACACTGGGCGTTACATGAAATCCCTGCAGGTTTGTCGAAGTAGCTGCACACGTCCCGGTACGTCAAACGAGTTACCCCGAACTGATTTTTTGGGTTCCTGGTTGCGATGTACAAGTACCCGATGTCGATCAGGTACACGTCATCGTCAAATTTCCCAAACACCTTGATCTCAGTTTTTGGCGAGACAGTCCCGTCTGTCAGTCGGGTGAGTATGACATCCTCGTCGCTGGAGATATCAATAGTGCCCTCAGACTCCTCCAGATCTGTAGTAGATGGTGCCAGGGTGATCTCCATCCCAGACACTGGGGAGTATGTGTCGCCGTCGTAAACGATCTCTTCATCGCTGGACGTCCAGAAGGCACCTGTCTCGCTATTTGACATCTTGACAAGGTAGTAGAATTCGTACCCTGGATCATGTATCGACATCCCAATACTCCTGCCCTAGATGGTGATTGTCGCTTCTTCCAGTGTCTCTATCAGACTCACATCGACCGTCGCTATGGATCGAGTAACCCAAGATTCCGACATTTCATCAGACGCAAACCGTACCAGAGATCCGAATCCTGATCTGGTGACATCCAACAGTGATTCTAATATGGTGCCAGTTACCGTAAAAGTCATCCTATCGGTAACACTATCATACGTAGCGCTGGATATCGGGTAGAACGACGTGCCTGTACTGGTCTGCAAATATACAAACTGGGAGACGGCTTCCGCCAACACCGAAGAGTCCGTCCAAGACTCCACCACAACCGTAGATGTTCCGACTGATACTAGGACGAAGGGCGCGTAGTCCGGCATATACCAAAACGATTCCAGCCTGCCCTTGGCCAGCTCAAAGAATCCCCCCAAGCGCCAGATCTCCGCACGACTGTTGAGAGATAGCTCAAGGTCATAGGATAGCGCAGGCCGGTCCCCTTTTGGCACGAAGATGCTGTTGGCTCCGAGAGTGTGGTCTTCCCCGTACATCTTGGACGAGATCCCGTAGCCTGACTTCCAGTTGTGATCAAAATCGAAGATCATCTTTCCGCCATATTGATCGATGGTGCTAGGCACCGAATCGTAGCGGGCTGGGAGTCTTGTGGCTCCTGGTTTTTCAGTCGCTGAGTACTCCATGTCGGCGTTTGTCCAGTGGTTCATTGTCACGCCTGATTCCACAGTATACTTGGCGAGGTAACCAGGGAAGATCTTATCCCCGGCATGGATTGTAGCGGAGCTGAACGACTCTTGAACGATAACGTGATCGGAGTACACGGCAGTAATCGTGAAGGGGATGGCGGCCTTTTGTAGAGAATCTCCGGACAAAACGACAACATAGCCCCCAACGAAGAAGCGCTTGTACTCGGTATCGATGTTGATCTGCCTGGCCGAGACGTCGACAGAATCGACCTCGGTCAGATCGCAGTATATGATCGCTGGGTATTCTTTGGTAGCGATACGATTAAGAGCTGCTACCATGCCCCTAGTCGTTCCCTCGTCTTGGGCACGGAAAGATGCCGTGCTTGACCTCTTGGGCCGTTTCCTGGTGCCCGTACGGCTTTCTGCTGATGTTCCAGCCAGGAACAATGACGTAACGAAGCTACTCGACAGCTCAAAGGACTCCAGCCAGTTGTGTTGGAAGATTGGATACACAAGTCGCAGACCGTCTACTGTGACATCTGCGACATCGGCGCCTGTGATGATCCAGATGTAGGATGTGTCGACAACAGCAGGCCCGTCCTTATCTACGACTATCGTGTACTTGAAGCTGCCGTAGGGATCGAAATCGAAGGGGACATCAGTAGGCCCAGTCCCTATCTCCACACCCTCGACATCACCTGAGATGCTGGTGCACGTCTTCTTTTCTCGGTACGTGCTCCAAACTTCAACGTCTTCAGTGGCCGTCCCCAAGATCCTGTCGAGCGATATCGACGTGGGGTCTACGATAATCCTATCGTACAGGGCCTCCCCAAGACCTTCGTATACGGCTCCGGACAACTCATCGCTGCCGATATCAGGATTGGTGTGCGCCAGATCCCCGGATTCAGTATCGGGAAGAACCCACCCCCCACTCAGGTAAGGCGCAGCCTCTGATACGTTGACCACGTTGGACGACATAACTGATGCGTCCAACGCAGGCGATATCAACGAATGTGCAATTGTCCCTGACAGGCTCGCCATTACAACACCTTCTTGAACGCATATGCGATACCCGCATCAGTAGGGACAGGGTATGCATAGGTACCTGTTGCCTGGAACACCATGTACGTATCTGCCCCGAGGATCATCTCGCGCCCCTGAGTGTCGTTGAGGCCGTTGTACAGGGCCAGAGAGTCCTCCAGTGCCCCGAGGGCGTTCAGGTACCCAGACCCCGCATCAGACAGTATCTCTGGAACAACCAAAGCCCGACCTCCGGAAAAGCTATCCACTCCATGCAAGAGCATCGGATAGTTGAGACCGAAAGCAGATTGGAAGTGTGACTCGCTGGGTGATGCCTGACCGAATCCGGTACGCGCCCAGTATTTCCAGGTGCTGTTGTGATAGATAGCACTGGCGCAGCTGGCGTACCCCGTAGAGTTTGCCAATCCGGCATTGAGAAAGTGCAACGGAAGCAGATATGCTGGGGATGTCCCGGACGCCTTCATTGATAGGCTACCACTGTACCAGATGTCCCCCTTGTTCGTCTCCCCAAATGCCAAGAAGTTCCAGTGGCCGCCAGAACTGAGGACGGCCATTCCGTGTGTATCACCGTCAATGAAGAAGTGGTATTCTTCAGCATCTGTGAGATCGAACGTCTGAGCGAATCTGTTGTACGTCAGAGTGGATGCGCCGGGTTGCTCGTACCACCCCAACCCAGACGAATAACTCGTACCGAGGTTCATGCAGATTCCGTCTACAGCAGTCTCTGACAGTCCGAAATTGTCACCAGTCGTGCGGGAACGCATGTTGAGGAATAGGCTACCCTTGTGGGCATGGAATCGATAGCCGTTTCCATCTACAGCCAAGTTATCCTGAGTCCACCCATTAGTCGTCAGAAATATTGACCAGGCTATCAACAGAGAGTCCTGACTAGCAACGGATGCTGTATTCGTTTGATATGCCATAACTCTCTACCTCTTGATTGCGCAGTACAGCTGTAGGGTCTCGGCCGGGAACACGTCGTAAACGTCGGTTCCTACCGTCACTGTGTCTTCGGCCGATACCCCAAACGGAGGAATGAAGTACATCCCCTCCAGTTGGCCGAACACCTTTCCGTCCGTGATCAATGTGGCTGCCATCAGGTCGTACACCGAGGACTCGTCCGGCTTGAGTATAGGGCCCAACTCGGTCAAATCGGAAGAGTCATACTGCACGTTCCAAGGCCACACTGAAACCCGACCTGTATCTGGGTGATCTCCTATCGGAAGCCAAGTAGTGTATCTCAGGTAAGCGTTCGACGCAGACTCCCCAGGGTAACCGTTGTAGAAGCAGGCTCCGAGGTGTTCTGAGATAATCTGACTCAACGACGATGCTCCGACGTACATCGGATATGGGTTCCCCGTCACGGGGCTCAGGGGAGAATCGTTGCTGTAGTACAGCCCCGAGTACCCGACTTCATATCGCATATTGGGACGAGCTACAGTCACGATAGACCGACCCGATATGTACAGCCAGTACTCATAGGAGTTGTTGTTGACCAGGCGGTACAGAGGTCGGTATGTCTGGCTTACTTGGTACATCGATCCGGGTTGGAGCCAGAAGGTTTGAGCACTCTCGTATCCCGTGTAGCCCTCGGCATAAAGCCCGAACCTGCCGTTCGTGACGTCTGTGTATGTCCGGAATCCGATGTAAACATCATCCGTCCCATCGCTGCCGGGTCCTTTAAGTATCAGCTCCGATTCGGTATCCAGTACGAATTCGAAGATTTTGGAGTTTATCCCCTCTGCAATAAACAGTGTCGATCCTCCCGGATCGAGGGCTATGCCCGATGGTGCCATGGTGTACGAGCTGAGGTCGAAATACTCAGAACCGTAACTCGCCGTAGTGATATCCCAAGCTGTCGTTAGATCGTACTGGTAGGCGTAGTCGTTGTCCTGACCACAAATGATGAAGCGCATGCCGTCGTCGGTGAACACAAGGTTGTACATGTCTGTGTCTTCACTGGACATGTCGAACATCGACACGTAGCTGGCGGTGGACAGGTCCCAAGGTGTCGATAGTGTGTACCTTGCCAGGGTGGCTGTTGTCCCGACCCTCACCACGAACATCTCAGTGCCGTCCGGACTAAAACAGATCCCCTGAGGGACCGTGGTTAAGTAGGAAACATCCAAGGACACGACCCCGACAGCGGTGGCTGAGGTGAGATCATAGGCTGACGATAATGGGTACTGATAGACGTATTTAGTAGAGGCGCCAGCCACGTACATCTTGGTGCCGTCGTCGTTGAACGCCACGCCGTTCGGAGTGGCGTCTTGGGCAGAGACATCGAATTCAGCAATCGCGACACTAGTAGCGGTCCTTAGATCATAGGCGGAGCAAGCATACTCGACTACAGCCGTTGACGAAACGAAAAAGGTAACAGCCGTGCCGTCTGAATTATACGCGAGGTCTCGAATAGTCGCCGTAGGTAGGGATAGGTATACTGTTATTGATCCTACACTATACGCTAGCATCCAAGCATAGTGCAAAGTGTGCGTTCGAACTCTATTGCTAGAGCCCACGATCCCAAGCTGCGTTCCTGTTGGATCGAATGCGAAGCTTTTAACACCTATAGAGGTTGCAAGGGCGTCCGTGTAAGACATCGTGCTTATATCCCAAGCCGTCGAAAGCTCCCAGTGAAAGATAGTCGACAAATTAGAAACGTAGACGTGTGTGCCGTCAGAACTAAGAGCTAATCCCAT